ACTGTTGTGTCAGCAGATGATCCGAGTGTGCGAATAGCGGCTGCGCCGTCTTTGACCAAATCTGTGTCATCAGGCGTAGTCCAAGAATAGTTTGTTGTCGTTGCCATTTATTCTCCTTAGGCTACTATTGTAGCGTTATACCATTCCAAAGTTGGACTGATTGAATTCCAAGTTTCGCCAACTGGCACTGAGTTCCATCTAAATGCCTGGAGGCTAAATGCAATTGGCGAAAGCGTTAATTCTAGGCTAAGGCCGCTAACTCCAGCCCTCCAGGTCCAGCCCTCAACAAAACCTTGATATTCACCGAGTGTCATATTTGATGGCAAATTTTGTATGTTTAAAGGTTGGCCCATAAACACTTCTAAAAGGGCATCCCGGTCTGCATCATCTATTTCAGGGTTTTGTAGTGGATAGGTAATGCTTGGCATCTCATATTGTGGGAAGGCTCTAATTTGCAAGTAAAAATCTGCTTGATCCTCGGCATCCGTTAAATTCTGCAAATGCGTTGTGACCACCCAAGCGAGTTCGCCATAAAGCGCAATAGATGCAGCATCCTCTTGTTCATAAGATTGATTGCCGCTTGCGCCATAAATGATTGACAAACTGTTTCTTACATCGCCAGCCCTTTTTAAAATTGTCATACCAGAGCCGAAAGCCTGCCTTGCATCTAAATCAACATACCCGTTGGCGGCTAGGTATTGCGCGCGGTGCGTTGAATCGGCATAACCAATCCGACCTTGCGAATCTTCATAAAAATAACCTAGACCGGAATTGGCGATTTGGGTTGCTAAAGAATAAACAGATTGATCTAAATTTGATAACGCGGCAAGTGAATAATCTCCAGGCGTATCAATTTCCCCCAAACCAGTGTTTTCTGCATCTTGCCATTGTGTAGTCGGTTCGTAATTATCCCAGGTGAGCGAGCCTGGCACTTCATTCCAAGATGCCAAAAGCACTCCTTCAAGCACTTCAAGCATTTGCTCACCATCATTGTTTGCGCTTAGATTGCCAATAAAGTTAGACCTTGCCAAACGCGCAATTGCTCCAAGTGCCACAATGCGAACTTCTTGCCTTGCTTGAATTGTGCCGGCGTTTGTGACAATGATTGCGATGTCAGAAAGAAAGCCACCAAATAAATTGACATAACTATTGTCCGATTTTTTGACCTCAATAGTCACCGAATCATTTATTTCATAAGGCACTGATTGAGATGGATCAGTGATAAGACTTACATTGCAGTAAGAAGCGGAAGGTTGCTCATAGATTGTCTGCCGACCTGAGGTGATAGTTAAATTGACAAGGGTTATCGCGGTGACTGTTGTGCCATTGATTTTAACTCGCCAATCAGGTGTAAAAACTGTCATTGAATTAAGGCGAAGCCTCCACCGCCTCCACCGCGTTGTTGTGTGTTTTGGATTGCTAATTGCACTGCCCTAGTGAATCCAGTTTCATCAATAACCGATGGTGCATTTACATTAATAACAATTGGCCGGTCTTGTTCTTCGCCGGCTCTCGCTGCTGCAACATCAAAACTGCTTGGAATTGCGTTGCCGCTAGGTTTCAATATTGTAGGAGCGGAGGCAACCGAAGGTGCGTTTGTTGTTCTAGTTGTTCCGCTTGCGCTTGCGCTTTCTGTAATTTTAGGCGTTCCGGCAGGTTTAGGAATAGTAGTTCCTGAGGTAAAACCGCTAGGCAAACTTGCACTTGGAACTGTGTTGCCGCCTGTTCCGCCAACGCTGGCTGATACCCCACTGGTATCACTTCGCCTTGCAATTGCATTTGCGGCTGCTAACACCGCAGCAGCACCGGCAGTTGCGCCAACGCCAAGCAATGGATTAAGCGCAAATGCGCTTGCAATACCAGCAACAATTGCTGATGCCTTTAATGCGTTGTAAGCCTTTATCAATGTGTTAATCAGTGCAATCGTTGCAACAACTGCTGCTTGAATTTTGCTAACCACAAAGATTGTTGTTAAGACTGCGGCAGTTGCAATAGCAACTTCTTTTAAATCAACTAAAACATCAAACACCTTGCGCGCTCTTATACCCCATTGCTCAGCGCTTTTTTGTGTTTCTGTAAATCCTTCTTTTAGGCCACCCTTACCTGTCAATCCGGCAATAAATGATGAAAAGGCAGGGACTAAGATATCTTTTGTAAAGGTTGCAAGTTGTAGCATTACTGGCAATAAAGCCTCGCCAAGTTCTACTTTGACATTTTCAACAGATGCGAGAATTTGCCGTTGTGAGTTTGCTAAACCATCGGATGTTCTAGCAAAATCGCCTTGAGCGAGATTTGTTTGTTCTAGGATTACCTTTTGAGCGGCTAAAACTTTTTGTTGCGCGGTAAGTGCGCCAACGCCGGAATATATGCCCAACTCAAGGGCAGCCGCTTTTAGAGTTGCATCATTAAGCAAAACACCATAACGCCGCAGAGGTTCGGCTTCTCCGCGTAAAGCAGCGCCAATAGCGTTGATTGCATCTTCCGGAGTTGTGTCGTTAAAGGAAGCAAGATCAGATGCAAGGGCAACAAAATCAACAGAAAAATCAACTAAAGCCTCACCTGAAAGGCCGGCTGCTTTACCAAAAATAGCAAAATTGGCGGCTGCATCTAAAGCCTGTTGTTTAGATTGACCTAAATTAGTTGCTGCGGTTGCGGCAAACTTGTCAATTTCTTTTGCGCTTTCTCCAAAAATAACGCCAATTTTTGAAATTGTTTCTTCCATTGCGGAAGCAGCACCGATTGCATCTTTTGTAAATTTGAGAGCCATTGCAGTGGCAGCCGCGCCCATTGCAGCAAAAGCCAGACCAACCTTGCGATTGATGTTGTCTATCTTGTCGCCGAATGTCTGGCTTTCTTTTTGGCCTTTGTTTAAGCCATCAATGAGGTTTTTTGTGTCTGCTAAAAGACTAAGTTTAAGGGTTCTATCTCCAGCCATTACTTACCCCAAATCTTTAAAATGTCGGCAAACTTGTCTTCCCATTTTCTCACTAATTCAGGCTGAAGTCTGCGAAGGGTTGGATAGATAAACCAGCCGCGCCCACCTTTACCAAATCTACCTGAATAAGTAGGAAATTGCTCAAGCCGTCTAACTGTTCCGTCTTTCCTTTTTGCAACTTTTGATCCGAACTCAAACCCAGGCCATAACAATCTAGTTGTCCCTCCACCCGAGAAACGCTGGCGCGCAAATCCGTATGATACTTGGCCGACCTTTGAGGTCTTCGATACTGAGCCGCCATCAACGATTCTGCGGACTGCGGTTGGATTAATGTAGCGCGAATAGCCTGCGCTCTTGACTTCGCTATTAACAAATTTAGACAACTCAAAACCAGTTTCAGCAGCAACCTTTGTCGCCTCGGCATCCATTGCCTTGAACGCTTTAATGAGTTGGGCAAGTTCCCGGCGATCATAAGCCAACCCCTGTTCGTAAGTCACTCATCCTCCAAAATCTCCGCAGCAGTTGCGATGTCATCCGCATCATCCCAGTATTGCATTGGGATGCCAGTCCGGATTGCTAACTCAACTAGAGTTCTGCGGATGCTTCCGGGCTTATGGCTTTTGGGTCAGATAGCCCCGTTGAAACATCTGCAACTGTTTCCATCCAAATGTCAAAAGGCTTAACTGGCTTACCGGCTGCCTCGCGTTTGTGCGCGTTGTAGGCTAAAAACATTAAATCCCAAATGCCGATGACCTCTTGGGCTTTCGACAAAGTGTGACCAGTCTGTTTTTCCCACTTGGCCCACTCGGGCGGTTGCGCAATGTAGGTTGCACTCTCGCCCGAGTTGTATTCAATTGTTATTGGTAATTTCATCTCCCGATGCTCCGATCTTAACTAAAGGTTGGTGTTGGCTCACCAATGACTGTGAAAGTCCAAGTGTCGGTTTGTGCCCCTGGTGCAGCGCCTCCAACAGTTGGATAAATTGGCAAAACATTAAATGCAAATACTGCGCCGGTTATTGCAGTTAAAGAAACTGAAACAGTGCTATTTGCATAATTTGTTGCTTCATTCCACATTGCTTCAAATAATGAACTTTGCGCTCCCCAGTCGGCAAGAAGTTCAATTGTGAAGGTCCATTGATCATCAATTGCCTTATAGGCGCGACCATCTAGGGTTTGGTAGGTTTCAATAGTGTGTTCATTTGAAAGCACTGCGGATGTTGCTTGGGCATCGTATGAGGAGCCATTTAAGGTTAAACTCACATCGCGCCCGGTGATTATTGTTGTTGGCATTTCATCTCCTATGCGGTTTGCTCGTAGCGGATGCTCAAGCGTATATCGTTGGTCAGAATCGTATTTGTTCCCACTGTATTGACAACGGGCGATTCGACCACCGAAAGTTCATAGCCGCTTGGTAAAGCCTGAACAATGGATTTTGTCAAGACCTCCAAATTGCCTAACGCGGCTGAGTTGGAAAAATAGGCAACACCTACTGAAATCAAAAAGTTTAATTTACATCGAAAAGTTGTTTTGCCGATTGTTTCAAATTCCCAATAAGGTGATCCTGGAACAACGGCAGCAAAAGGCACTTGAGGAGTTTCAGGCACAAAGTCATAAACA